GACGGCTTAATGGTAGTTGTCCTTGCTGCAGGATTAATGCCCAACGCATTCGCCACTCTTCGATTCTCTTTATTAACTTCATTAGCTGCTTCCTCTAAGTCATAGTTAAGTACAGTACCAGACCCAATGCCTGTCATACCTACACCAATCAATGCATCACGTTGACAAGTCTCTTGCCATTCAGGACGTAGGTAATGGAAGTCAGTATAACCTGCTTGCAATGTACCAATCAATGAGGCAGCTCGTGCTCGCTCATTCAAGTCCTTCTGTGATTCAATGTTAGATGCATTCAACTCTGTAAGGTTACACATCTGGTATGGACGTAGACCAATCTCACAGCAAGGGTTAGTCCCCCAGTCTTTGTCGTTGGTGAAGTAAAGCCCCGGCTCCCCAGAGCCCGAGAGTTCCACACGTTCCCATAGTTTATCAAAGGCATCCTTGGTAATCTTATTACGCAGCATCACAGCTGAGTTGTTAGATCTTGCACGTTGTGGATTCTCTTCCCACCATGAGCCAGCCTTACATGCCAGCATATCATTGTCATCCATAGAGAACAAGGAGATCATAGCAGCTCGACGGATACCACCAGTCAGTACTGCATCTGCAATGTAGCACATCATGTCATGTACTTCTAACGTCCCTAGGTTACGTCCAATGGCTTGGTCTAATACAGACCGTAGCTTATGTAAGCAATCTTTAAGGGGCTGTGGACCCGGAGCTTTACCACCAGTAGTGATAAGCATAGCACCCTTAGGTCGGATGTCACGGAAGTCAAACTCTACATCCATGGTGTTGTTGAAGTATGATTCACATAGCACCTTGATTGCATCAGCCCACCCTTCGATGTTATCTGATACTAAGAACCTACGCTTACGGACCTTAGGCCCTGCTACTTCTGGCAGCTTACGTACATGATGACGTTGTACTGAGTACCCCACACCAGTACCACCAAGCAACAGGAACATAGACTCAGCGAAAGCTTCAGGGCTTTCGATAGGTAAGTATGCACAGTTGTAGATACGGTTAGGGGCTAGCTCAATAGGAGCACCACCGAACTGAAGGGATCTCATGGATGGTAGGATCTTCTTATCGTATACATACTTGTATGCTTTCTCAATCTCTTTCTTGAACTTAGGATACTTACGTTGGTGCATCTCTTTGTTACGTGTTACTAGTTCATCCCATGTTTCCCTACGCTCTAGCTCTGGTACATACTTAGCGTACTTAGAAAATACTGTGATGTCTGATAAGATTTTATTTGATGTATTCATTCTCTACCTTTCTTTAAATAAGTTCTGATTCTATCAAGCGCACCGAAGTCATCCTTCAGCCCACCGAGAGTACGGTTGCAAGAGTGACATAGCCACCCTCTAAATTTACTAGTTAAGTGGTCATGGTCTAGTGCCCATGGGGATTTGTTAGTGCCACCACATCCCGCAGCTTCTTCTGCATTACGTAAACAGATAGGGCATTGGTAGTCGTCATCAGGGTAGTCCACTTCTACTCGTAGCTTTTGACGTACTTTAGCTACAGACCTAACGCATAGTTTACAGGTTGTCTTACGGTACCCACGACCGCTCTCCATTGAAAACTCTTCTACGTTTTTCTTTACGCCACACTTGTTACATATTTTGTATTCCATTATCAGTCCTCTATTAGAATGCAGTCTTCTTTAGAGATGAAGTTGATGTAACCTTCAGGCTCTCTGGACTCGTACTCTGCCCCTGTATCACCAGCAAAGGGTACTAACTCCCCGACTAGGGAGCTGTACCATTTCTTTTCGTCATTACATTTTACTATCTTTAGACTTGCCATTCTTATCTCCTTTCTTTTGGCGAGCCGCAGGCGAGGAGGCATCTTCCGGCTTAGGCTTTCTAAATATATTATCAAAGTTATTCTCAAAGGTACCACGATCAGACATTGGCCTTGGCTTTGAACCTTTACCGTTCATATTATTCTCCTAACATATCATCAATTAGAGTTGCGTAACCTGCAATGTCATGCCAGCTATCAGCATAGTTAGGATCACCGTTAAGGATACGGGCTGTCTTATGTTGTATCATTTCAAGAGATTCTTTCTGTGCTGCAGATAATCTTTTCCATCCGGGTGTTGCTTGCATTACAGCTTTAAGTGACTGGCATAAAGTACTTTGCCCTTCGAAGCTACCGTACCTACTGCCTCTTTCCTTTAGAGTTTTATTAGTTACTAGGTTCATCAGCTGCTCCTTCTAAACCTTGGATACAATCTAACACATAAGCTGCTAGTTGGAATGCTTTGCTTTCTTCGTTGACCATCTCCATGTTGTCGGATGAAAAGCTTACGGCTACGTTGGCTTCACCTTCTTCGTTGATAACATCTTTAAGTTTAACAGTATACTCACTCATTATTTATTTCCTCCAGCGTTAATAAAACCTTTGATCGCACCATCGCTGTGCATAGCACCCCGTAGTACGTCTTGTACTGCATCATCTTTGAGTACAAGGATAGCAGGGATTGCCCTGATGTCGTACTCTTTGGCTTGTTGCATGCCTTCTTCTGTGCTTGTGTCAACCTCAGTTACTTTGTCGGTTAGCTCAAGGTGTTTGATTCTGTTTTTCAATTGGCTACAGGCTGGACAATTTGGGCCTGTAAATAGTAGCATGGTTTGCATGTGACTCCTTGCGTTGTCGGTTGGCATAAAAATGCCAGTGAGTGTTGTCGGTTTCGCAATTAAAAAGAGGACCCCGGAGGGCCCTCGTGTGTTACATTCTTACAATATATAGTACAGTGTACATTAACAATGAACCTATCAGGAAACCCTGAAAGAATAGAGCAGCTAGTTCGTAAGCTCTGTACTCATTTAGTTTGTCACGTACTTTATTTATTAAGTCTTTCATTGCGATAACCTTTTCATTTCTTCAGCCAGTTCTTCATCTGTTAGATCTGTATAGTCAAAGTTTGTATTGACGTTCTCAGTTCTCTGTAGTTTAGGCTGTTCGTATTCAGCAACAATAGAAGCAAGTCGAGATGCCTCTACCATATCGTCAGCTGATATAGCTTTAATCATAGCAAGTTTCATTACAGTTAATCCCTTAGGTATAGAGTCAACGAGACTATCCGATAAGTTATTTACCAGAGCGAGTACATCTTTCATGTTCTCTTTCATTTCATTGTTACGTATACGTGCCTCATCTGCTTTCTCTTTCATCATCGCCATGTGTTCTTTATCATGCCGTGGTTTAAGATTTGCTAACGAGTTGGGGTGTATCTTCTTCTTACCATCAGCTATATCATCTTGAGTGTAAGTCTTTTCCATTAAGTTCTCCATCTAGGTAATCCTCTATAAGGTACTATATTACCTAGAAGGTTCTTAAGGATAGCTCACAGGCTCTAAGAGCAAAGGTAAAGAGACCCTATGCATTGGTATTACTTTACACATAGAGTCTCTTAGACGGGAATGTATTAGCTTCTATCCCATATATCGAGTAGAAGTAATGCTAGTATTGCAAATGGTAGTAGAAGTATGATGATACTTTCTCCAACCTATTCCCTTTGGGTAGTTAGTTTACATATTAAACAGTAAACCATTACCTTTAGAACTCAGAGTCATCAGCCTCTGTACCTTCAATATCAAAGTCAACTGAACCAGTGTACTCAATTAGATTAGTGACTTGAATTGCAGTCATAATAGTTGAGATACCTTGGCGACCAGCTACATCGTACTCTCTACGATATACTTTGACGTTACCTTTAGAACCATTACCAATCTTGATCTTAGGGTTGATTGGTTGTTTCTGACTATCAACCAGTACTACCGGGTCATTTTCTGTACCATCTTTACGCAAAGCTTTACGCTTTAGGTTGACAGCTACACGACTTGGATCATCTTTGACAGGCTTAACAGAACCATATCCCTCTAACTCTTCTGCACGATCAGCAGGAGCTACGATCTGACACTCCCATTGGAGAGTACCAAATGGATCAGTAGGGTTTTCAGGATCTACCTTTACGTAGTTAAGAGTTACGTCACGGATGATTGAAGTTCCAAGAATTGCAGTCATAATTATTACCTTTTAATTTAGATTAAGTTACGTTGATGCTCTTGCTCTAGGTATGTTTATGTCCGCTTGGTTTAGAGTAAATCTTTTAGCTTGGGCTTGTAACCTTTCCAGTTACCAGACTCTACCAAATCACTATCCGCATAACGATAGTTCTCAAGGGTGTACATATATGCATCACCATGCGGGGTAGATACTGTGGTTCTATCATAAAAGTTAGTCTCACTCTTACCACTATAACCTTCAAGTCTATCAAGACGTTCCATAGTTTTATTGTCAACTTCATACACTTCAGTAAACACATGGGTATGACCTTTACGTACACCGGGGAATGCTCCGAGTGAGAACATCTCATAGCCCGGAACCCAATGGGTCCCAAGCTTTTCAGATCCCTCAAGGATTCGGTGATTACCAAACCCCTCTCGGAGTGAACCGTACACTGCTACTTTATTCATCGCCACTTTCGTACCTCGCTAGGTGTGAAGGGTGAACCCAGAAAGGCAGGGGAAGTTCATCACCATTTTTCCAAGTAGATATTTGAACCCAGTCTGTAGTTGGGTGCATGGTTTCAATTGTAAATATTCTTCGTCGTCTTTCAGCGTTAGTTGACTCAAGGAATAAGTAATTCAAAGCTTCATTACCTGATCTATCATGTAACCAGCTATTAGATAGTTCGTGTATAGCTTCTACATCTAAGCTTAACATAGTGCCATCTTCATAACAACCTTCAACATTAATAGAGACGTACCCTTCGCTACCTATAGCGTTAGGGGAATCAGATCTACTGTTAGATATTTCTTTATCCCAAGGAGTAACCTGATCACCAGCAAGCAAAGCTTTAAGTGCAGTTTTGTAGCGTTGCAATGTAGTAGCGCCACTGACAGAGCATGCAGTGTTGACTTCTATTACGGTAGCTTTTTGTCGTCTCTCGTTCCAGATAACATCTGCTGCACCGAAGTCTAAGTCCAATGCTTTGACTGCCTTGATACCCTCAAGTAGGACAGACTCATCCGGGTCTAGGTCTTGAACAGTAAATACAAAACCATTACTGTGGTTACGAACTTGATAGTTTACTTCTTCTGTTCGAGATAAAGGTACACATTTCTTTTGTACAAAGAAAGCTACCCCATCCATTACATGAACACGATACTCATCACGCTTCTTAACATACTTAGTGTACAGTAAAGAGCTAGGTAAAGCTTGCGAAGCTATAACGTCATCGTCATAGTTTACAACAGTTAGTCCTTCACCTGAGTGACCTTGAAGCACAGCACGACATACCACATCGTTACCATCACGATACCACTTAGAAGCTTCAGACTTCTTTGTAGTCCACTCTGGAATACTAACAGGATCATCAGGGTTAGCTACGTTGTATTCGCTTATAGCTTGAAAGAACTCGCCCTTATGGGATGCCTTACGTACATTTGCACTCTTATTAATTATTCGAGTAGAAGGTAAGTGAGACAAGCTTGTAGTAGAGTTACCCCAATTAATAATGGTACGCTCACTGTTGTCTCTTACGTTTGAGCCCTCAAGTTTCATACGTTTGAAACCAAGGGATGTTGCTAAGGTTGAAGCCGATTCACTACCAGTATTGTAAGGTAGGATTAATGTATTAGACATGCGCTTGCTCCGATATAATGTTTACATGATTAGTACCTAGCGCTTTATTTACTAGGTCTTCCTTGCCCTTGTTATTCTTATCGTTATCTACTACTTCAATAAGCCAAGGGTCTCTTACTACAATAGTATCTACTCCGTTATCTCTTACCATACTTTGAACAAGACCAGTATAATAACCAGCAAGAGAATCGTTTGGCTGAGCGTAGGATTTAACAGATACTTTAGTACCTTCAGTCATACAACCATACAGCGTACCTTTAGTTTTAGATTCAAAAGTATCAGGTAGTCCGTGACTATAGAACTCTATGATCTCACCTACCTTTAGCTTATAGTTGCTCAGTACTGGGTAAGTTTTGTAGTTACTTGCACTAGGGTATGCCCAACTATCATAGGTAGTTTTTGCAACTTTCGGTGCAGGCTTTGGTTGTAACTTAACTTTACGAAATGCTACTTGACATTCACCTTTTACATCAAAGTCAAAAGACTGGAGGTTACCTGCCTTAAGTTCTGTTATAGTATAGTCAATGTTGTTACGACTAAGTATAGCTTCCAACAGTAACTCTTCTGACGAGTAGTAGTACACATCACGGGAAGTATTGTGAGCTACATACATAGGACGCTCATCGTTACGTACAATATAAAACTTACATTCGAAATCATTCCACCAAGTAAGAGCGAAAGCTCCCTTGAGTTTACTGATAACATCTTCAGGGTCTTCAGCTAACCCCATAGCATACGCAATGTTCTCACTATCCACAGCAAAGTTCTTGTAATCAGGAAGATTACTCTGGGTTGTTAACGTACCATTGTGAGCTAGCGTTACATTACCGTATGTAAATGGGTGAGCATTCTGATCATTGATAGCACCTTGAGTAGCGTATCTATTATGACCAAGCAAGAAGTCAGTTACAACTGTACCAGAGATCTTCTCACCTGCCTTTAGTTGAAGGAAGTCTGTTGAATTTACAGACTTTTTGTATGTCTGAACTACATTATCAGCACCATTGATAGAGACACCAGTACTGTGAGGACCACGAAGTGCATCCACAAATAACAATTGTTTAAACACTTTGGCATCTACAAAGTTGATACCAGTACCTACTACACCTACTAAACCGCACATAATTTATCCTTTACTTTTTCCAATTGGGAATGACCGTTGTTGTTTCTTTTGATTTCATTGTGATGATAGAGCATCGGGGAGTTATGAATTAGATTCTCTGCAATCCAGATGCTTTCATACATTACATCTTCTATCCCTACAAACTGGGAGATGTTAGCATTTACCAGATCTTCACCGAAGATAGCCGACAATACAGCATGAGGACCTTGACTGCTCATCATATTAGGGAAGTGAGTGACTGAAGTTCTGGGGTTTATCACATACTCTTTTAGCTTGAGCAGGTGGTTTATCCAGTTAACTAGCACATCTTTACTACAAGTACCACGGTGACCTCGGAACTCAAGGGACCCGAAGGTAGACAATGCAGTAAGGTTTAGTGCAGTATACTTAGTCCATCTTCTGTTGATAAGCTCAGGTCCACCCTCAAGTATATCACACAGCTGACTTACTTGATGCTGTCCACGGTATAATGAGAGAGCATAGATGTTGTCTGCTCTTTCGGTACCACATATACTGAAGAGGTAAGGTTCTACGATAGCATACAAGATCAGTAGTTCTTTTACTTGATGCCAAGTCATATCTCTTGCATCTACGTGGACATGAACAGATGTACGTAGGGTGTGGACACACTCGGTTTCAAACAGGGTATCCTGAAGGGATGCTAGCCTATTGCATGCAGACAAGCCACCAATAGGACCCTTGAATACGTACTCTACACCGTTGTTACGTAGTGACCCATCTCTGGTACACTTCCATCCGTTGATTGATGGTGGGTTTGGTAGGTTCTCTACCTCAACCTCAACACCTATCTTGGTATTACTTATTAGGTCACCTAGTCTAACTTGAGGTGCGGCAGGTTCCCTAAGGTTGAACAAAGATTGAATAGTTTCCACTTGGAATAACCCTCCGTATCATTGGAACAATATGTGATAAGTCTTCAGGGATTGTAAGGGCAGTGCCATCATACACACCTACGATGTTTGTTTTATACATAAGCACTGGCTTATCCACTTCACATGTATTACATACAGCAAAGTAAGGTGACACAGCTCGTGATATAAATTCACCAGACCCTACAGTTTCAACGGCTTCGAAGTAATCTGTAAAGGTAGGTTCATAGATAGCATCAACAACTGAATCAGTTATGTGCAAACCGTATGGACTTAGCATTTCAAATACGCAGATACTATGAGCTCTCGTATCAAGCAACGATAACCGTAAGCCTTTCTTCCATTGGCGTACAGCTTTGCGTGATACAAACCATGAATGCTTTTTGTAGTTCACATTACCTAGCGTAGGGAAATCAAGACATACTTCAGTTTGTTTATCTTCAAGGTTTATATATCGTAGCTCACCATTACTCTTTCGTATTAGTAAAAGAGCTTCATCATCGTGGCCCATAGTAACAGACTCAACGAACCCAGTATACCATCCGTCATCATCAACAGTTTTGAATCTCAGATAAGTTCCAGTATACGTGGAGTTTATATCTGAAAGAGTCATTGCTGCTAAGGTTGGTTCTCTAATCATACAACCTCCAGACCTAGTTCGTATACTACATCAGTAGCTGATGAAGCATCGCTTCGATTAATGATACGCTTGACTTCTTTAGAATCATAAGCTTCCATGAACTCAGGTAACCTATGTAAGTTTGAAGTACACCATAAAGTCCTGTCGTATACCCATGACGTAAGCTCATCAGAGTTAAGCCAGAAGTTACTAAGGGTACGGTACTCAACACCGTAGTCTTTATGTCGCATTGAACCTGCCTTACCGTACAGCCTACGTCTCTGCTTATCACTATCAATAAGGACAGAAGGTATGCCGATAGCATAGTCCATCATCTTGATAAGACTTACATTAGTAAAGTGATCAGGGTCTTGATAACCTACATGAACATGACCACCAGCTGTACGTAGGTTAACCTTGTCACCTTTAGGGCGAGGCATAACCTTATTGTCCCAAGCATTCCACTCGGAACTACAACCAAACTCCATGGCATCAGGACCAAAGCTATCTAGTTCTTGAGTTGTGAACTTGTGGCTTGGTATGATGACAGGTTGTAAGTCATTGTTTTGTAAGATGTTTTTAAGTTCATGCATAACATTAGTAATGTTGCATACAAACTCTATCTTACTTTTAGCTGGGTTGATGTTGAACTCAGCGAGTACGTTATCCTCTTGAACACCACCGTCTGTAACAGGACGAGGGTACTCTTTACTACCACCAACTCTGCCAATTGCAGATGTGATAGTACCACTCATGTCAGCCACAAAGACCTCAGGGTCTGCACCGACAGTTACGTTTTCCAACTTGGATAGTTGCATTGCATTATGCCTCTAGTAGTTTAGCTAATTCTTGTACGTTTACTTCGATACCATGACACCTATGGGAGTACATTGCTTGATAGATATGATGATGAGTAGATACCTTACGACCGCCATCAACTTCATTGTTATACACAATTACTTGAAGGTTACCTTGCTTACCAGCTCTTGCAGGTTTCTTACAGAAGAACCTACCCAATGCTTTATCAGAGGACAGAGGATGTCTGCTGTATTTAGATACCTTAGACATTAAAGGTTGGACACCACTGTACAGTTTCTCATCGTAATCATCACACAACAACCTGTTAAGCATAAGCTTAGCGGACTTAAGGGTGAAGTGTTCAGGATATACGATTGTACTTTCGCTTGAAGAAAGCATTGACATCCTGTATGAACCTTCGTTCTCATGGTCATTGAATCTATTTAATGTGAATGCCATTACGAAAGCAGTGTCTGGATGTATACCTTCATCTTCAACCAGATCAATCCAGTCTCTTACGATACCCACTTGAAACTGTGGGGCTCTAAGGAGAAACAAGATAGACATAACTCTATCTGCTGGGAAGTTTGCTGATACTTTAAACCCATCCTTCATTGCCTGATGGGTTGTTGGTGTCACGGAAAGAACATCTGTCACAAAGCGAAGAGTCATTAGATAGTCCCACCACTTGTAACAGTCATCCCATGTTATGTTACCATTCATAATGATCTGGTCTATCTGAGCGTTAGCATCGTAGTCCCATTGCCTCTCAAGGAAAGGTAAGTACCGTATGTTTCTGATACGTATACTATCTTCTTTATCTCTACGGTTTACTGCAGAGTTAACTGCAGCAAAGCATGGCTTGCTCATCATACGAACAATAGTCATGTCAGATTTTTCTACTTCAAATGAACATCCCATTTGTTATTCCTCTTGGTCTGGATATTTTAGTATAAGCCACACTACAAATATTGCAGCTGTGTTAAAGATTAAGACGTAGTCATGCCACTGGTCCATTGATACTCCCCCAGAACATAGCAGCTACTAAGGTTAGACTACCACAGATTACAAGGGTAGCAAGGATAGAGTCAATTACTTTAGAGTATTTCCACATTAGATTAGCCTCATACGTAGGTGTTGTTGAGAGAGTTTATCAGCTCGGGACTCACAGCGTTCTATGACAAGAGCCTCATGCCTATGGTCTGCTGACTGAGTCTTATCAATGTCACGTACATGCCTGTCTTGCAGAACTTGTACATGTTGAAGACGATTGCTAAGGGTACTACGATTGATACCAGTGATGAGCGCTAGCTCACTAAGGGCATACAGGGCACCATGTATTAGACGTTCATGGCTTGATTCATTACGATACATTTTGATGCTTGGCATTTGCTTTCTCCACTTGGTTTGCCCACACATTATGTCGGTGAACTGTAATAAAAGAGGCCCGATAGAACTCCGAAGAGTCCTACCGAGCCAAGGGGAACAGTTAGAACGGGGAATCAGCAGCAACTGTCATACTATCACCTAACAGCATAGCAGATAGTGCATCTTGAGCTGACTTCTTGACGTTGAACGTAGTAGCACGAACAGCAACAAGCTTGACGTTCTTACCAGCTTCATACGGAGTACCATCCTTACGAGTACCAGCAGGGTATTCAGTCACATTGAACAGCATGTGAGCTTTAGAACCATCTGCTAGGTCATCGAGGATAGGATTACCATCCATATCAGCTACGAAGTCTTCAGCAACACTAGACTCAACACCATTGTATTCAGCAGAAGTAGAGTACCAGTGACCACCATCACTAGCAGCCTTGAGACCTAAGTCAGCAACACCATCACCAGTGAGTACAGCACCGAACTGCTTACCGTAACGACCTTGATAAGATCTGCGAAGCTTACATGCAGAGATCGAAACGTCTTTAAGTACAACTTGAGTTACTACAGGCTTAGTTAATTTAGCCATAACATATTTTCCTTTTGGTTTAGATTTAATAAATAAATAGAATAGTGCCACTAAGGCACTCCTAACGAGCCGCAGGCGAGCAAGCAACCTACAGGCCATGTGCGGAATAATGGTACATGCCACGTACATACACACCACGGACTATACGACATAGCCCAAGGTCAGCAACACGTACACACTCTCCAACTTGGTACCTACGGGTAGATGCGAAGTGCTTCATCCCCGTAACCTCCTACGTAGTTCATCACTAGACATACGAGATGCACCACGTTTAACAGTATGATTAGGAGAACACGGAAACAACTTGACCATGAACTCGGTAGCAGCGAAGGCACATATAACTGCAGCCCAACCACCAATCATACAAACTATCAGTAACCCATAAGGGTCAGATAACATAGCATCCATAAGGATACCTCCATGC